TTGCAGCGCTAAATACAGTTGTGGTAACAACTTTAACGTCAACAATCTGTGAACCAGCAGGAACAGCAATCAAGTTGCCAGTCAATGTGCCATAAACTACGTCAGCAGATTGAGAAACAACGGTGCAACCTGTGTTAGCTAAAGTTGTAGCAGTTGTGCCAGTTGTGTAACGATTTGTGCCCAATAACCAAGGGCCTAAGTGTGTAGCGAAACCCATAAGAGTTCTCCTATATACAAGTTAAGCCTATTAATCGGTATATCGTCTGCTGGGGCAGTTTAATAAGCTGGTATCACCCAGATAGCCAAAGTATACATCTTTTTTAAAGAAAGCAACATACTTATAAAGAAAAAACCCCGCTTTTTGGGCGGGGTCTTATTACTACACAGGTGCTGATTAAGCGCCTGGGGATCCCCACATTCCGAGTGGATCAGACCAACCAAAGGAATAACGCTCACGAGACTTGTAACGAACGTTACCAGTATCAAAGTCGCCGTCCATAGAGTTGCTCAATGGAGTACGCTCAAAGTGTTTCATTCCGTTTGGAACATCAGTAGTCAAATAGTAACCATTGGAGTCTGTCAAGAAGTGGTTAATTGTGTAACCTTCTGGAATAGAACCATTGTTCATAATTGCATTGATGTCGTTATCGGTTGTGCCAACACGCAATTGAGTTTCAAGCAAGCGAGTTGCAACGAACTGTAGTGCTGGTGGAACTACCAATTTCTTAGGCTTAGCAGCGATCAACAGACCACGCTCATCCGTCCAAGCAGCGATTTGAATAACTGCGGCTTCTAAAGAAGTCTCATTCAAGTCAGCTGCAGTAGATTGAGTATTGCTGTTTGTGCCACCTGATACTAATGGATGTGCTGTAGAGAACAGAGCAACACCATCACCACCAGCATAAGTATTGCTAAAGCCGTTGTTAATTACGGCAGCAGCTTTTACTTGCTTAGTGTAAGCCATAGCACGAGCCAAAGCCTTTGTATAGCGAGCTGATAAAGAATCGTAGAGGTTATCTTCGATTGCTTCTTCAGTCAAGCTAAAGCCAAGGGCGATAGTTTCGTGGTTGTAGCGAGCTGTGAAAGCTTCTTGAGCATTGTCGTAACGAATAGCAGAGCCTTCGTTTTTAACAGGAGCTGCAGAGAAACCTGACAGTTTTGTTTCTTCTTCAAAAGAACGCTCAGAGGTCTCTGTTTCGTAGATCTCTTTGTGCTCTTCACCGTAGCGAGCATACTCAAGTCCGAACAAAGCGTTCAATCCTGGAAGCAACTCTTTCAGTAGTTGTGCGCGTGAAATAGCCATTATTTAGCTCCTATTAGGCTGCAGTAGCTACACCAGTAGCGCTGTAGTAAGTGTGGGTACCAAAGTTAAATTTAACAATAACTTCAGTGAAAGAACCCGATGCATTAACTGTCTCTGGGATACCACCAACAATACGGAAAGGTAATGTTGAAGTACTAGCTGTAGTAGCTGAAACAGATGCTAAAGAGTCGCCTGTGGTTGTGCTGCCAGCGGTCAAAATGATAGCTGTATTTAGACCAACTGCTGCTTGTGTTACGCCAGAAATTGTTGATGTACCAGCAGCAGTTACAGCAACTTTGAACAATGCATCTGGATCATCCAAAACAAACGCTTGAATGTCAGAAGCTACTGTGCTAGCTGGGTAGTACTGTTGTTGCAACAATTGCTTGGTAGTTGGGTTTGTGAACTGACAACCCAAGAAAATACCAACGGCATCGGTTGCGGTAGCTGTGGTTGATACTTTGCTTAGTGTGCCACCAGTGTTTAGACGCACGACATCACCGTAGAAAATCGATGTGCCAGAGCCAGAAGCAATGGGGATTAAGCGAGTAGAACCAGCAAATACCTGACCACCAATCAAATTGATTGGCTGAAACCCATAAGGGCCTGAAACGGTAGGATAAGCCATTTATAACTCCTAGATTAAAAAAAATTAATTTTTGCCAAAACTAGTCGAGGATTTGTTCTCTTTAAAGAGCGGCATCCTTGGGTCGCTTTGACGCATTAAATTATTGTCTACAGCATCCGTCTGAGCATCCGTTTGTTTTGCGTAATGAGTATTACGCTGTTCAACGAACTCTTCTGGAGTTTTGCAAAGCAATAACCCGCCAATCTCAATATTGTCCTTAAAGCGACTACTGGGATCAACTAGCAGTTGAAACTTGGGCTGTTCTTCAACCCTAACTGGCTCCCAACCTTCTCTCAGTTTTCCTGAAAGATTTCTTGGATCAGCTTGGTTTAGTGTTGAAACACGAATCCAACGATACGCATACCCAGCCTGTTTATCCGGCTCAGGGAGCAATTCTGCGGGCATCCACTGCTTTGGACGCTCTGAAACTGCACGGGTATTTAATTCACGGGTAGTTCTGTTTTCAGCCATTTGATTAGGCCTCCATTTTTAAAAGTTCTTTGACGTATTGCTCAGGGGATAAACCCAGTTTTTTAGCAATTGATTGTTGGCTCGTGGTTAAACGAACCTTTTTTGACGCTGTGCTACGGGCTGCCGGGGCAACTACCGTGCTAGGTTTGCGGGTTGCGGTCTTCACGCTAGGCGCATCTGTTTCTTCGTCGGCTTCCTCAAAGTTTTCGGGAAACCGTTTACGCATTGTGTTATCAATGCGCTTGTAATACTCATCCGTCGTAGCATATGCCACACCGTTTTCCTTGACAAGCTTTTCGTGTAGACCGAGCGCTAAACTAGTCATCTCATCGTCCTGCCCAAACCAAGAGTTGCGCTCTTGCCATGATGCAGCTTTAGGATCACGTACTACGGGTTTATACTGATTCTGAGGTATTTGTACCTCATTCTCTTCTTCTTGTAAAGCTTTTCTGTTTTTGACATTATCAAAAGCATTTCCAGCTTGCTCAATCTTCATCTTTGCAGATGTCATCTTTTCCTGAGCATCCACTAACTTATCGGAATCTCCAGAGTCATAAGCCTCTTTATATTCCCTTTTTGCCATCTCTAGCTCGCGCTCAGCGCTAGTTTTAAATGAGTCAATAGCTACTTCTTCGCTAGAGTTAACCCGGCTTTTAAGTTGTTTTACTTCGTTATAGAGCTTTTGAGCAACATTGATAGCCTCTTGTTTCTCCCGCTCAGCCGCTTCTTTGGCTCTGCGTTCGTCATGGAAGACCTTCTTATATTGCTTAATCTTTGTTTTAACATCCCTGGTGTACTCTTCCAGTTCGTCATTTTCCAGCGATTCTACTAATTCAGGATCAGCGGGTTTCTTGCCCCTGTCTACTTCAGGTGTGTCATCTTCAATTTCAACTTCAAAGTCATCACCTTCTGCTACCTTTTCTTCAACTTCATCTGGAAACTTGTAATCGTCTTTGTCCATCTAATGCTCCTTTGTTACCAATTAAGGTATGTTATTTACGTCGAATTCCACGGGGATCGGCTACTACAGCCTCCACGGAGTCATCGTTGATAATGCGGAATTCACGTCCATGAATTACTAGACGGGTTCCTGCATGTGGGCGAACTAATACAAAATCGCCCTTTTTGCACCACGGGCCGTTTGGAAAACGACTTGGATCCTTGTAGCAATCCTCACCTAATTCCACTACAAACAGCACTGTGGTTAATGCCTCTTCGTTCTGAAGAGTGATGTCTGCTTTTAAAAGACCACTTCCGTCGTGCTCTTTTTCTGCTTCAGGTATCGCACATAGGATGCGGTAGCCTGATGGCTTGGGCAGTTGTGTTGCTTTTTCTTCGTCTGACTTTTCCATAATTGCGGATAGATCTACCGCTTTTGAAAGGTCTAGTGTGTTACTCATTCGAGTTCTCCAATCGTTCTTTGAGGTCTAATACATATCCCCGTGCAATCAATAGACCTCTAATCTCGCCGCACGTTTTTTTGTACTCCACGTACTCTAGGTTGCCGTTGGCGACGGCATCCTTAAGTTGTCCTACTTTGTCGTCCAATTGCTTGGTTAATAATTCAAATTCGGTCATTTATTACCTTTGTTAGAATTCATTTGGGCTTTTGTGATATCAGCAAGAATCTTTGCTTTTTCTTTTGCTGCATCCACTTCTACTAAGTGTCTGTCATGAGCCATGTCAATGCCCATCTTGGTAGCCTTTATTTCGCTTTCACGATCTAGCTTGTCCTTGTCGTAAGCCATCTTTGCTCCAGCTTTGTTTCCATCTAGCTCTGCATTGATGTGCATACGTTGCTCTTCCAAATCTAAGCGGCGATTCTCAAGGGCAATATCTGCTTTATCTTTCTCTGCCTTGCGTTGAACATCCTGACCTTTGATCTGGAGTTCTTGCTGTTGCATTTGGATAATTGGATCTTGCTGTTGTTGCTGGGCTTGCTGTTGTGCAGCTTGGGCTTGATTCTTCTGTAGTAGTTGCTGGCTAGCCTGGGCAACCAAACGAGACAATTGAACTTCGTACTCTTGAGGGAGTGCTTCGTTTTCTTCGTCATCATTCTTATATGGCAATGGAGCGCCTAATTCTTGCTCAATCTGCTGGCGATATTGGAATCCAAAATGCTGAGCAATGTGTGCTTGAGCCGCCGCCATGATTTGATTAGCCATTGGGTTTTGCCCAATAATCGCTGCTGTTTGCGGATCTTGAATGAACGCTTGGTGAGCCATAATGTGCGCTTGATGATCTTGGTAGATAAACGCTTTTACTGGCTTGTTATTAATAATGTTCATGTTCTCAGAAATTGGATCTTCTGGAACCTTGTCGTCTTCCAATGGGATTAGCTTCTGAGCGTTGCGAATTCCCAACACTTCTAGCATTTGACGATGCAATTGTGGCATGTTGTAAATCTGTGGCGCACCCTGAGCTAACTGCAATACCGCTTGGTATTGAACAATCTTTTGAGCCATTGTTGCGGCATTTGGATCACTTACAGGGATAACCGCCACTAGGTCATAGTCAGCTTGTTTAGCCCTACGATTGCCATCTACTGGATCATAGCTGTAATCTTCTGGGGTGTAATCACGAATGATTTCCTTAAGCAGTCCTAACTCCTGTTTCATTGAATAATGAACACGGGCTTGTACTGCGGACATTACTTTAAGGGTTCGCTCCAGAATTGCTAGGGTTGTCCCTACTGGTGCGTTAGCAGACATATCGCTAATATTCATATCAGCTGCTGATGCGAATCGGCGACCTTCTTCAACAATTGTATTTAATAGGGAATATAGAACTTGGCTAGGTTCTTTGTACGGGAGTGGCAAAATGTTGTCACGCATTGCTCCAGATGGAACATCTACGTCACGGAATTCTCCTGGTGCTATCGGGGTGTCGTCGCCTTGGATTCGCAAGCCACGGGTCTTAAAGCCACCTGGCAAGTTGCTAAGCGTTCCTGCATCAACCAATTGGCGGATAAGGGAAGTACCAGATTTAGCAAAAGCGCCGACAAGGTGGATAAGACCAAAACAGTAGAAGCCAAAACCAGGAACATACCCGTAGTGGACGAAATGGTTTCTCTTTTGCTTTCCATCATCTTCAGGTCTCCAGTTACGGCGAATGGCTAAAATCGTGCCAGTACCTTTTTCCATTGTTACTACATATGGCAAGGCAATACCAGTCGCCTCTCCATCTTTATCGGTATCTTCGTATCCTTCTAGATCTAGATCAACATGCATTTCCAAAAGCTTGTATCGATCATCCGTAGTTGCACGGAAACCCATCTTCTGGGCAATCTTCTTTTCTACTTCATCTAAAGCCGTTGATGGCTCACCTAAATCTACATCGGCATAGAAACCTTCAACTTGTAGACGACGAACTTCATTCTCGGTTTTACGCATAACATGGGTTACACGCGGCGCTGACTCTAAGTTAGATGCTCCGTAAGGAACAACGATGTCTTCTGCTGGAATAAACATAGACACCTGACGACCCAATGCTGGATCGTAGTACACCTTCTTAAAGGCGTTACCTGCTAAACCCAAGCCCCAGAGCATACGCTCATGCTCAGGTCGGAATTCTTTCATCACATCTGTTAATTGGTAGTTCATGTCGTCTTGAACACGAATTGATGCTTCTTTTTTAGCTTGAGTCTCTGCACCAATGATTTGAGTCTTTACTGGGCCAGCCGCTGGGAAAGTGTCCATGATTGTTTCGGCTTGAAACTTAACGAGAGCTTCGGAAAGGAGTGGGTGGTAAACACCACAAGCGCCTTCCCAAGGTTCACTTCGCTCTTCAATCTTCATGCCTAGCAACTCTAGTCCGTCAACATAAGTCTGCATCCAGTCTTTACGGGCTGAAACATCATCCTCAAAATCTCCAAGCAAATCGCCAGAAATTTCTGATAAAACCTTCTCATCAATGTACTCAGCTAGGTTGGCATCAAAATCCTCATCTGATGGTTCGCCTGGTTCAATCTCAATTTCTAATCCGTCCATACCAATGGTTACTGATTCTGGATCTTCAATCTCAATTTCAATGTCCGACATATCATCGTTTTCTAAAGCACTGATCCCGACTGGGGCTTGATATAAACTTTTTTCAATTGACATAATGTGTCCTAGTAGTATGCTGCTTTGCGTCTAAAATTAACTGGTTCGTCTTTTTCATCCGATGGAAGTCGGATAAAACCACCTTTTCTGAACCTGATGAGAGCTTGTGTGCTGGAGTCAACTAAGTCATCGTGATCCGAGTTTGGGAATGCAGCCATCTCTTCTATCACTTCTTCAGCCCATCGTCTCGCAGGACACCAAACCTTACCAGATGCAAATAGATCTGTTACGGAATTCATGCGGGATATCTTATCATTCCCACGAGTAGGTGTAAACTCTGATACAGGTATTCCCATACTACGCAATTCGTAGATTAAAGGCGCACCAGAAGCTTTTGCTTCAATGATGAACGCATCAGGCTCCCATTCTTTATACATTTCCAATGCTTTTGCTTTTAATTCTGGAAACTCCATGCGTTCTTTAAAAGCATCCAAGAGAATAATGTTGGCATCATCGGGGTTTTCGTTTTTATAAAAGACTCCCCATGTTGTACAGGCAGAATAGTCTGACCTTTCATTCTTAGTAAAGGCGGTATCCCAAGATTGGATGAGATAGTCGCATTTAGGCGGGGTTTCTCCCTCCCAAATCTGCCACCATTCTCGCTTTACTAGCGCACCAGCGTCTCCAGTAGGGGTTTGCTGGTACTGTGCGTTCCATTTAGAGACAGGAAGTTCGTTTTTAAGGGCTTCTAGCTCCTTAAGACTCCAGAATTCGGGCCATAACGACTTACCAGAGGGCAAAATTGCTGGCAAATTGATAACTTCCCAGTCTTCTCCGTCTCTTTCTGCGTTACTTTGCAGGATTTTTCCGATTAAATCTCGTTTTGACCAGCGAGTCATAATGACAATGATCGCTCCACCTGGTTGTAGACGTTGTCTTGGGCCTGATGAGTACCATTCGTACACTTTATCGTAGACTTCTGGGTTGCTTGAGGCTATAGCAGCCTCTTGCTCTGAGTGTGGATCGTCAATAATCAGTAGATCCGCACCTTTACCAGTAACTGTACCGCCTACAC